CGGCATCTTCGTACGTTGTTATACTTGTTTTACAAGTATGACCTACCGTACGACGATACTCAGATCGATGCAGTTCTCGAAGCCTTTATTCAAACAGAGGCCGAGATTAAGGAGTACAATGACAAGTTCGAACAAGCGCTCGCAACCTTCGAAGCCCTTACGGGTTATTCTAAAGATTGTGGAGATTGTTGGAAGTGTGGTGATAGCGATCCTACGGCGCAAAGCCTAGGGATAGTACGCTTCGTGGGTGGTTATCCCACTCCATTCGCTGTAGCATGCGGAAACGCAGGCTTCAGTGTTCATCACGCAAGTGTTCTTAGTAGGGCGCGAGCCTTACTCCATCGAGCCCTTAAAGGACTCGACTTAAAGAACATCACGCCAGGGCATGGTCCAGGAGCAGTTTCCACTGGGGAAACACTCCACCATAAATATAAGCTCTGGCACATACCTGCGCGTTTGACGGAGGTTTACCCTCTCGACGAATATTTCGTCGCAAGTAATCAACATTGGGTTGATTACTGTCAAACCTGGGATTTCTTCGACGGCGAGCGGCCTGCAAAGGTCTGCCTCGTTCCGAAGGATTCCCGCGGGCCTCGCCTCATATCTTGCGAACCTGCAGCAATGCAGTGGATTCAGCAAGGCCAGAGGCGGGCATTGTACGACCATGTGGAAACACAGCCGCTTACGCGGTTTAATGTGTTCTTCACGAACCAACAGCCGAACCAGTTCGGGGCCCTACTCGGGTCCAAGACTGGTGCTTATGCGACGTTGGACCTCAAGGAGGCATCGGATCGCGTGACTGTTGGCATCGTTCAGCTACTGTTTCCAGCGGACATCGTAAGATGTCTTATGGCAAGCAGGTCGCTGAGTACGAAACTACCTGACGGTCAGGAGATTATGCTCCGGAAGTTTGCGCCGATGGGGTCAGCAGTATGCTTCCCCATATTGGCGTTAACCATCTGGAGCCTCCTATCGGCAGGTACTACGGATCAGGATATCAGAGATGGTATCCTCGTGTACGGTGACGACGTGATCGTTCCCGCAGAATATGCGAGCACGGCGGTCGAAACTCTTGAGGCCTTCGGGCTACGCGTTAACGCGAACAAGAGTTGCATGTCAGGACGCTTCAGAGAGTCCTGTGGTGTTGACGCTTACAATGGCGTTGACGTTACTCCCCTTCGAGTGAAGGAGCGCATGCCGTCAGTCAACAAAACGCCATATGCGTTATCAAGCTGGTGCGATTATGCAAAGGCACTGGCGAGACGCAGCTACTGGGATGCATATTGGTTAATCCTAAAAGACCTTGAAAAAGTCTTCGGGCCTATACCAACCGCATGTGAATCGCAAGGTTTACATGTTCCCGTGGTAGCCAACAACATGATCAAGAAACGTTGGAATAAGAACCTTCAAAGGTTCGAATACAAAGTTCCTATGATCAAACCGACGGTTGTCAGAAGGAGTCTACCAGGGTGGTTACTCTTGCTTAGGTTCTTTACTGAACAGGCAGGTAGTAGTTATCTTGATGGATCCCCCACGGACCCGACGGTCTCACGGACCGGCGCAGACGCGCCGATCTTATTGGAGACAGCCTTAGCGGCTGTCTCACAAGCACAGGTAGAGTTGTACACTCCACGTGCGAATGGTAGGGATCAGTTCTCTATCTCGTATGTGTGGCGTTGATGGTTATGGA